GATGAAGCCCAAGATCTAAATCCCTCACAATGGAGAATGTTTTTTTACATAGAAGCTCTCTGTAAACGATCCTACATTGCGGGGGATGACGATCAAACAATTTTTAAATTTCAAGGTGCAGAATCTAATACTTTTATAGATTTAGAAGGAGAAAGAGACGATCAAGAACAATCTTATAGGGTACCAAGAGCAGTTCATAGACAGGCATTAAAAATACTACCTCACATAACTAAAAGAGTTGATAAAAAATGGTATGCTAAGGACCAAGTAGGAGAGTTTATAGAAAATTGTTTTTTAGAAGAAATAAATTTTAGTAAAGGAGAGTGGATGGTTTTAGCAACAACAAATAAATTGTTAAAAGAATTTGCAGAACATTTTTATAGAGAAGGATTAAGAATTTTTGGTAAAGGAAATACTATTTTGCCACAAAAAACATTAGAAGCATATAGGACTTGGATTAAATTAAATCAAGGTGAACTAGTAAACATTGATGATGCTAAAAAAATATGGGAATATTTAAATTACAATAAAGGACATATAAAATATGGCTATTCTAGTGGTAAAACACTAAAGGGCGATGAACTAGTTTCATTAGATGTTTTAAAAAAGGATCATGGATTATTAATTGAGGGTGATTGGCAACAGCTTAATTTTGATGACGATGTTAAAAAATATATAAAAAGTATTATAAAAAGTGGAGATGATTTATCAACAGATCCAAGAATAGAATTGTCCACGATACATGGTGCCAAAGGTAGAGAAAGAGAAAACATTATTCTATGCATGGATTATGGTACAGAAAAACAATCAGAAATGTTATCACAAAAAGCATTAGAAGATCCGGACACTTCACATAGATTATTTTTTGTTGGTGTAACAAGAGCAATGCAGAGATTATATATTTTAGCTCCACTGACAGCGCATTATTATAAAATAGGAGAACAAATAATATGAGCCCAGCAGCAATGGATTTATTATTTTTAACAATCATGACTTCGGCATGGATATGGATAGTATTATGAAAACATATGATAAACAAATAGGTGGAAACCATTACCAAAAATATAAAATACAACCAAGCAAGTTTGTAATTGAGAACGAATTGCTTTACCCAGAAGGGTGTGCTATAAAGTACATCATAAGACATAGAGACAAAGGAAAGAAACAAGATCTTGAAAAAGCAATACACTTTATAGAAATGATAATTGAAAGGGATTACAAATGATTAATGAATTAAGATTTAAATTAGAGATATTGTGGATAGACCATTCTCGTAAAATATGTTTTGCAACTGGCATTATATTAGGAGCATTGATTTTATAGTGCCAAAAGCTCAAACAGAATGGAACAGTCCTACTTCTTTTCCAGATTTAAAAGACCACAAGTACATAGCAATTGACTTAGAGACTAGAGACCCAACGTTAAAAACACGAGGCTCTGGCGCATTAATTGGAGAGGGTGAAATTGTAGGAATAGCTGTAGCTGTAGAAGGATGGTCTGGATATTATTCTTTTGGACATTTAAAACAAAATCATTGGGACGAACTTAGTGTTATGAGTTGGATTAAAGATGTTTGTGCATTACCTGTTCCTAAAATATTTCACAACGCCATGTATGACGTTTGTTGGTTAAGAAAATATGGTGTTAAATTTAACGGGCATATTGTAGACACAATGGTTATGGCTGCATTGGTTGATGAAAATAAATTTTCTTATTCTTTAAATAGTGCATCTTATGAGTATTTAGGTGAAGTTAAAGATGAAACCTTATTAACACAAACAGCGAAATCTTGGGGTGTTGACCCTAAAGCTGAAATGTGGAGATTACCGGATATGTATGTTGGATCTTACGCAGAAAAAGATGCTGAACTGACACTAAAACTTTTTAAATATTTGTCTAATGAAATTAAAAAACAAGACCTTACACAAGTGTTTGATCTTGAGACACAGTTATTCCCATGTTTAATAGATATGAAAGTTAAGGGCGTTCGAGTGGACGTTCAAAAAGCTCATACAATAAAGAAAAAGCTAGCATCAGAAGAAGAAATATTACTCCTAAAAATAAAAAAAGAAACAGGAATAGAACCTCAAATATGGGCAGCACGATCGATTGCCAAAGTTTTTGATAAACTTGGATTAAAATATGAACGTACTTTAAAAACACAAGCACCGTCCTTTACTAAAAATTTTCTTTCTACTCATGAACATCCTATGGTTCAATGTATAGCAAAAGCTAGAGAAATTAACAAGTCGCATACAACATTTATCGATACAATTATTAAACATGAATATAAAGGTAGAATACATGCTGATATTAACCCCATTAGAGGTGAGGGTGGAGGCACTGTAACAGGTAGATTTTCATACTCTAACCCTAATCTTCAACAGATTCCAGCAAGAAACAAGCAAATAGGACCTATGATTAGATCTTTATTTATTCCAGAAGAAAATCATACGTGGGGTTGTTTTGATTACTCACAACAAGAACCAAGATTAGTTGTACATTATGCGGCCTCAAGTCAAGGTCTTCGTAATTCAAAAGAAGTAAAAAACATTGTTGACGCATTTCATAATTTTGATGAAGATGCAGGAAAACCGTTTGATTTTCACCAAACTGTAGCAGACATGGCAGACATTTCTAGAACGCAAGCTAAAACTATTAATCTTGGATTATTTTATGGTATGGGTAAAGCAAAACTACAGGCTGAATTAGGTGTAACTAAAGATGAAGCTGAAACATTATTTAATAAATACCACGACCATGTTCCCTTTGTTAAAAATCTAATGAGCAACACTGCGAAAGACTCAGCAGCTTCTGGTTATATTACTACTTTGTTAAAACGAAGGTGTAGATTTGATAAATGGGAATTAAATGAATACACTCCTGGGGTTCTTAGTCCTCCAATGACCAAAGCGGAAGCAATAGAAAAATCTATAATTAAACAATTTGAAACAGAAAAAGTAAGAAACAAATATAAACTTGAAATGGGCGAAATTACATTAGAACAAATTAAAAGTAATATTAGACCAAAAGTTAGAAGGGCGTATACTTACAAAGCGTTAAATAAATTAATACAAGGGTCAGCAGCGGACATGACAAAAAAAGCTATGCTAGATTTATACAAAGAGGGTATTGTGCCACACATACAAATACATGATGAATTAGATATTTCTGTTGTAGACAAAAAACAAGCCGAGCAAATAATTGAAATAATGGAAAAAGCTGTTACATTAAAAGTTCCCAATAAAGTTGATTATGAACATGGAAATAGTTGGGGAGAAATAAAAGCATAATGTTTTTAATAAATACATACTTAGACAAAAGTAAAATACAAGGTGTTGGAGTATTTTCAAAAGAAAATGTTATGAAAGGACAAAAAATAAAAGAATCTAGGCCTGAATTTGAGTTAAGATTTGATACAACAAACATGCCAAAAATGCCTTTAGCTTTAGCTAATTTTATTGAAACACATGCTTATGAAGATAAAAAAAATGAATATGTAATGGGTATAGATAACGAAAAATATTTAAATCACAGTATAAATCCTAGTGTAGATGATGATGGCATAGCATTAAAAAACATTAAAATGGGTGACGAAATTACAGTAGACTACAGAGATTTTGATGATAGTGTCGAAGAATGGCTTACTTAAATGCAAACATACCAGCAACCTACGCACAAATAAGGAGAGAGTATTTATATGACTGTAAAAAACATCACGGAGAAGTTGAGGACTGCATTATCTTTGGGATCACATGCATGGGTGGTAGGGCTATTTTATGGCATGCTATCATGGAAAACGGCGCAATATTTTATCGCTTACCAATTACGGCTTTTATTCAACGTGGTTTTAAACCGGAAGCTGTTCCAACCAAAAGACTTGATGAACTTCAGCTTTGGAATAGTTTTAGCTATTATCCTGCTGTTACTACTTTTGATATTTTAGGCGCAGCATCAGGTAAATACATAGGTAAAGATAAGAAATGGCACCACGGTAAATACTTATTTACTATTGACTTTGCTCATCCAGAGACTAATATACTTGATACCGATCATTCGGAAATACCGCACGAACATAAGTGCGCTCAC